ATCTGTAGATAATCAAAATATATATTCAAAAGTAAAAGCATTTCACGATACAAATGGTACAAATAGCGACTTTACTCCAGTAAAAAGTGTATTATATGATTATGATTATGTACCTACTACAACGACATCTAGTTCGACAACAACTTCTAGCACCACAACAACGACTACTACCACGACTACAACGTTACCTAAAGCAGAAGATGTGGTCGAAGATGGTATTACTACGTACTTGGCTTGGGACGAAAATGGATGTGAACACCCAGGTAATCCTTTATCGTATAAACAATATTTGGAAGCCGTAGAAAGTGGAGATTGGTTTGGCTATCAAAATGGTGATTGCTCTAATGTATCTGATATTATTATTGTTATTGTCGAGGAAGAAGAAGATATAGATGAGTTGGACGAAGAAATATTACCAGATGACGACCTTGGAGAAGAAACAATTCAAGAAGAAAATGAGGAGGTTGAACTCACAGATGAAAATACTGGACCAGGAAATGAAGAAGTTAAACTCACAGAAGAAGAAATAGCTGCTATTGAAGCAGAAATAAAAGCTGAAGAAGAACGTTTAATACAAGAGCAACTAGAAGCTGAAAAAGAAGAAGAAATATTATTAGAGCTTGAAGATTCTGTAATTGCTGAAAATTTAACTGAAGAAGAAGTTGAAGAATTAGTTGACGCTATTAAAGAAATAGAAGAGAATCTTGAAATTATAGAAATAGTTGAAGAAGTAATTGAATTAGATATACCAGAAGATATAATTTTAATAGTAGAAGAAGAGGTAATAGAAGATGACATTGTTATTTTGGTGGAAGATGAAGAAGTTGATGAGGAAGTTTTGGATGAGCCAATACAGGAAGATGTTAAAGAGGTAGAAGATTTAACTGAAGAAGAAATAGAAGAAGAAGTTGCAGAGCTAGAGGAAGTAATCGTTGTTGATATTCCTATTGCAACTGAAGAAGAGATAGACGAATTTACTGAAGAGGAGTTAGTTGAGTATGAAGAAGCAAAAGAAGAAGCTATACAAGAGTATGTACAAGAGCTTACCAATGAAGAAGCATCAGAAGTCTTAGAAGAAGTTAATGATATTGGTGTACAGAACTTAGACCAGGTATCAGAAGAAGTACAAGAAGTCATACAGGCAGTAGTAGAGGAGGCAATAGAAGATGTTGAAGATCTTACACAGGAGCAAGTTGAAGTTGTTGCTGAGGTATTACAAGTTGAAAATGAAGATGTTGCTATCGTTGCAGAAGCTATTAAATCAGACGAAGTAGTTGCTGAAGCAGTAGAAGAATATGTAGAAAGAGCTGTAGAAAATACAGACGTAGAAGATTACACCTTAGCAGACGTAATTGTTGAAGTTCAAATAGAATCATTTATTGAAGATCCAATAGGTACTTTGGTGGATGTCGATTTATCTAATGTGGTAATATCAGATATAGGTAAAGATATGACACAAGATCAACGTGAAAAAGCACAAGAAGTTGTTGTTCCAGTAATTATTACTAGGATTGCAAGTTTAGTTGCATTAGCAATGAGGAAATTCTAATGCCTCATGCAAAAAGAAAAGCAGCTATGTTAAAAAAACACGGATTAAAAGGTGTTAATAAACCTAAAAGAACTCCTAAGCACGGTAGTAAATCACATGTCGTGCTAGCACAAGAGGGACATAAAATAAAATTAATTAGATTTGGACAACAAGGTGTGTCTGGAGATAAAGGTAATACTTCTAGGTCAAGATCTTTTAAAGCAAGACACAAAAAAAATATTAAGAAAGGTAAAATGTCAGCAGCATTTTGGGCAAACAAAACTAAATGGTAAAAAAAATAACATCCTGGATTATTGCAATTGTAAAAGAAACGTTAAACCTTTCGTGGACCTTGGTGGGGCTAGTGATTGCAACACTTACGTTGACAGGAACTGCCCAACAAGTTACAGGATTAGCAACTGTTATTACTTTAGGTATATGGTTGTTAACTATGAATTTTAGAAAAGATAAACCAGAAGATAATAATAAAAGAAAGGTGAGTAGATAATGGATTGTTGTGGCAACGGTTGTTGTGGAGGAAAGTAATGTGCATGGTTACAACTAAAGAAGATGGATCATTTGTACAGATATGTAACTGTAAATATGGCAGTCAAGATTGTAAGGAAGTAAAATGAAATTACAAGTATTAAGATTTAGTTCAGAACCAGACAGTACATCAGGTATATTAATGGATGTTACTAATGCTATGAACAAAAAGTTTTTAGCTTACACAATTGAAGATGAATACAGAGAGGACAAGATCAGAGGTGAAACAAGAATACCTGCTGGTACTTATCCAATTGTGTTAAGAGCAGAGGGTGGTTTTTATCAACGTTATGTTAAATCTTATGGAGAAGAATTTCATGGTGCAGGAATGCTGTGGATTAAAGACGTACCTGGATTTGAGTGGATCTTAATCCACAAAGGTAATGATGAATCAGCGACCATGGGTTGTTTAATTTTAGGTAATTCACAAGAGAGTAACATTGTGAAACCAAAAGGATGGGTAGGCAGTTCAGGTTCTAATTACGCAACTACATATCCTTATATAAGAGATGCATTAGTTAGAGGAGAAAAAGTAACAATACAATATGTTGATTATGATACTCAAGCTAATCCATTTACTAAGTTAAGAAGAAAAGCTAAAGCACCAGCAAAAAAAGTTACTAAAGTATATGAACCAAGGAAAGGATGGTGGAACTAATGCCTAACAAACCAGGTATGAAGAAAAAAAGATATTCTTCAAAGCGTAAGAAAAAAGCAACTAAATACTAGGATTTATATAACAATAAATTGTCCTAATTGTAGACGTCCTTTAATTTATAAAGGTAATAATTTTGTGTGTTTAAATAAAGAATGTAAACATTACAATAAAAATCAATTTTCTACAAATAAAAAGTAGAAATGTCTTGTAGGTATAGTATAATTTAGTTATGAGTTTATTTGAAAAAAGTAAAAGAGCAAGAAACCAGGACGGTACGTTTAAGACAGACGTATGGTGGACTCCGTGGTCAGACGCATGGGAGTATAAATTGAGTGAAGATCTCAAAGATATGTTGGAGCGAACCTTTTGGACATTCGTGGAAGCATTTCTCGGAGCGTTAGTCGTAGCACCATTGGCAGGAGTTGAGGCAGAGACGCTGCAACTTGCAGCATTAGCTGGTGGTGGAGCTGCATTAGCAGTTGTTAAGACATACGCTAAAAAACAAATAACAAAATAATTACTTGAGAAAGGTGGTTTCTTTTGAGTAATAAGAAATCTCAAAGTAAGTTGCAGGAACTTACTAAGAGTCAGCAGGACGTATCACACAATACTAAAGCACCAATACCTACTCATCCGCAAGGATGGGAACCAGGTGTTAGCTTTACACACGGTAATAAAAAAGGAACTATAACTTCCAGACCAACTACTAATGCAAGTCCTAAGTTTGAGGACTTGTTAAAAGATTGGGGATTTGATCCTAATCATTACACAATATTAGAAAATACATTGCAAGTTAGAACCTGGGATATGAATATGGGTTCAGGAAATATACAACAAGCGTGGTATTATCGTGCAACTATTGTTGCAAATGACTTAGCTTTATCTGACAAAGATTATGACAGACTTTTAAGTTGGATAAAGTCGCACAAAAGAAAACCAAAACCAAAAGTTACAAGACCTAAACGGTCTTTTTTTGTAGCCATATCTGATTTACAATTAGGTAAACGTGATGGTGGTGGGACAGAAGCTATCATAGAAAGATTCTTAGATAAAATAGATAAAGTAAAAGAACGATATGAATTTTTGCGTAAAGCAGGTATGGAGTTTGATCAGCTTACTATTGTAGGATTAGGAGATATTGTTGAGGGGTGCGTAGGATTTTATCCAGATCAAACTTTTTCCGTTGAGCTTGACTCCAGGTCTCAAATTAAAGTAGCAAGAAAATTAATTGCAAAAGCAATTGTTGAATGGTCAAAAGATTTCGATCTTGTTGTAGTTGGTGCAGTACCAGGAAATCATGGTACGAAAAGAATTGCTAAAGGTGTTGCACCTACAGGAGAAATGGACAATGCAGACTTAGAAGTATTTGAACAGCTTGGTGAAATATTTGCACAGAACGAAACATACAATCATGTCAAATTTATTATTCCTGATGAGCCACATTTAACTTTTAATATTTGTGGTACTGTTTGTAGTTTTACTCACGGTCATGCTATTGGTGGAGGTGGGGGTAAACCTGAAGTTAAAGTTATGAACTGGTGGAAAAATCAAGCATTTGGTTGGCAGCATCCAGGAGACTCTAAGTTATTAATATCAGGTCATTACCATCATTACATACATAAAACAGATCCTCGTAGTTGGTTTCAAGTTCCAAGTTTAGATGAATCTACATGGTTTAAACATCAGACAGGTAAGAGTACACAACAGGGTGTGTTTACATTAGTTATAGAGGGTACAGAAAGGGGGTATTCAAATGCCGAAGTGGTCTAATAATATTTTTGCAAACAAAGATGAATTAAAAAAATGGTGTTTAGAATTACACAACGCTTTAGGTGGTGTAACTGCTACAACCACATTAATGATGAAAGGAAAAGATATGAAACAAATAAAATTATTATGTGAAATTTTTATATTGCAATGGAATGACAACATGCGAAACGCAATGCAACTACAGGAAGAAGAATAATGGGAGGTTGGTTGCCTTGTGCAAAATGCGATAAATATTTTCATACACATAACGGTGGTGAGTATATTAATGGAGAAAGTTATTGTGAAAACTGTGCTTGTGAATTAGAAGCATATTGGTTGTTGAAAGAGGACGGATGACTACATGTAATGTTTGTAGTGCTGACATAGATCAACATGCAGGGGATATAATTGGAACATTTGGAATTAGTCCAGTTGCTTTTTGTGTGTGGTGCTACTCTTCTATGATAGATATGGTTAGGCAACATACAATGTGTAAGTGTGAAGAATCATGATAAACAAAAAAAGTGATCTATTGCTAGACCACTTTTTTGTTCGTTTGTTATTGAGGTACGGAGGTACATCTTTGAAACGATATAAAGATTATATCATACTTTTATTTAATAGTTGCATTTTTTTTATTTTTTTTTAGAATTATATTATGAAAAAAAAACAAGTATCAATAATGTTTACCGACACAAGTGTTAGAGATTACATTGTAACTGCTGACAGCATAGAAGAATGTGAAAAAATATTTGATATGATTTGGTTGCATAAAGAACAAAGCATACAAGATTTATGTTTTCAATATAATGTAAATGCTAAAACAAAATTGTGGGTACATTATGAAATGAACGATAAAATTATAGCTTCGTATGATGATGAACCTATGAGGATAGATATACAGGAGGACGAATAATGGACGATAAAACATATAAGGCATTAACTAAAACTTTTAGTAAGAATGAAATACTAGAAGCACCTAAAGGAAAGTTTGGAAAGTATGTTCCGCATCATTTAATAACTAAAAGATTAAATGAAGTAATGCATGATGGTTGGACATTTGAAATTTTAAGAGAGATAAAAGATAAAAATGGTAGATGCTCTGGAGTCGTAGCAAGAATGACAATTGATGGATTAGGTTTTAGAGATGAGATCGGAGACACAAATGCACAACAAGATAGTAGAAATACAGATTCAGAGTTAATTAAACTTGCAACATCAGATGCAATTAAAAGATGTGCTATGAGATTTGGAATTGGTCTGCACCTTTGGACTGGGGACATACCAGAAGAAGAAGCGTGGAGTGGCTCAACTGCACAACAGCAACCAACAGAGACTGAATCGGAGGTGGTAGAAACTAAATCTGTACAAGTTGCAGAGCAGACACAGACACCACCTCCTGATTCGGATGATTACACACCAGGTCAATTAGAAAATTCTAAAAAAATAATTAGATATATACAAAACACATTGTTATTTAAACATGGTTTAGATAAAGAAGCTGAAAAAAAAGTTATAAAACATTTAGTAGAGTTTGGTAAACAAAGAATGTTGAAAAAAGATGTATCTGTAGAACAATTTTCTGGTAGTGAGATAGACACACTACTTGATAAGATTGCTTTGTATTTTGAAAAGAATGGAAAGCAAATAATTACAACACATACTGATGAACATTTATCTGCGTTGTCTGAAGCAGGTATAAGTGCAGAAGTAAAAGAACAGGAGGATGAGATGACAGAAATACCTGACGGTAAATGGAAAGAGGATCCAATGACAGAAGCACAAGAAGAATTTTTGCTTGATAAATTAATACCAGAATGTATTGATGCAGGTCAAGATGCTATCGCACAGGAAGCTAAGAGTAAGGTTCAAGGCGGAGAGTTATCTAAAGGACAAGCATCTGATTTAATTACAGCGCTCATAAAATCTAAAGCTAAAAAGTAATTGGATTACAAAGAAATAATTCGTGGTATTTTATCTGATGGCAATTGGCATTGCATTAATTCTATTATTCTTGAGACAGGTACGTCAGCAAGAAATAGAATAAGTGAAATGAATATTGCCGCAGAAAAAGAATCAGGAAGAAGAATCATTGATGGTGTGCCATGTGATATGGACGGTCATAATCACAGGTCCAGAGTATTTAAGTATCGCAATGTACAACATGAAGAAAAAGAATACATGATGCAAACTTTTGATGATTTGATTGCGTTAGATTTATGAAAGAAGTAATAAAATCTAAAGGTGCTATAGCTGTCTATGATTTACTTGTGTCGTGCGCTATCTTAGAAAGTGCTACATCACTAAAAGAAATAGATCCTGGAGACAGTATTTCTTGGTTGCCTGATAAAGGATTTGATAATGAAACTACATTTTTAATGAGTGATGGTTTGTTTGAGATACCAACAGGCGATAGTCCACATTGGGGTGGTATGCACATGGGATATGTAAACAGTAAAGGTTATGGTACATTAGAAATTCTATTAGATTTTAATGACTTGTATGTTTTTAATTATACAAAGCAAGGTGTACAAATAGATTATGGTAGAGCAGTTAATTATGTTATGAACGAATGGTTAATGAACACATCATCTATATTGAACAGCAGTAAGTCATTAAAGAAAAAAAGAATGGAAGTAAAGAAAGAGTATAAAGACAATACATATAAAAATGATATAAGTTTTTATACAGAATAAGATACAAAGGCAGTCGGAAAGAATGAATGAACAAACCAAAACAACAGGGTACGAGGTTAGAAACTTTCGCAGCAAAAATGTTGGGAGGAGAAAGATTACCAGAGGGAGGCAAGTACGATAGAGGAGATGTAGTTTTTAAATGGAACGGCATTGACTTTTTTGTAGAATGTAAAGCCAGACAATCTTTAAACGTAACAAGAGAACTAGCTAAAGCAATTAAAAAATCTAAATCAGATTTTACTGCACTTATATGGAAACGATTAGTTAAAACAGATAAAAGTAAAAGGCAACCAGATGGTGTACCTATTGTAGTATGTTTACCATTTGAAACTTTTTGTGAAATAATTGAGTCCAGGAAAGGTAATGAATTTTTTGACGAACCATTTTGGAAAACGGTACCTACCTCATGACATGTGTCGTGCGATAAATACAAAACACATGTGTCGTGCGTGATATAGATAAAGATATAGATATTCAGGCGAGGAAGATCGCTTTACAATTACAATCATTAATGGCGACAGTTGATTTTAATTACAATAGACATGAACCATGTTTGGTTTGTAATAGAAAGTTTATGCATCACTTTGACGGACTGCCCTGTGAGAATGATGACAAGGTTAAAAAGAGAGCGGAGTTTAACAATCCAATAAACACAAAAGAAAAAGCGAGGAAGTTCCTCGCTTAATCCTCAATAACATACGTTAATTATTCTCCGTACACATCCTTAAGTAAAGTTTGCCATGTACCTCCATTTGCGTAATGGTCGTGTATCGGTTTCATGTGTTTTTCGTAGCATGATTTATGGTATCTTCCTCCATAACTAGAGACATTTACCTCTCCTTTCGTAAAGCTCATACCATCTCTACAGTAACTACAACTATTACCAATTCCAATCACAATAACCTTTCTCCTTTCTGAGTTTATCCAACTCTGTACTTGCTATTGCTATTATGTCTATTAAATGGTCCTCTGATTCTACTTGTTGTAAGTATTCAATCATGTCCCATGTATATATTTTCATTTATTTCTCCTCCACTAACTTTAGTTTTTTTGAACTACTACTAATTATGTGTTGTCCATTACCATGCTCTTGAACCCACTCGTATATGTGGTCTAGTGCAGAATAAGTTTCTCCACAATCCTCAGTAATTATATCTATCGTTAATCGCTCTATTAAATTAGGCATTATTCCTCCTCTTCTCTTTCTAAATGCTCTAACCAATCTTTTGGATTCATACTGTATACAAAATTTTCTGCATCATTATCATTTGTTGCATCAAACCTAACTACTATTTTGTATGG